TGTAGTTTTCTAGAACAGTTGAGAGCTTACCAGCTCTCTTCCATTCTAGGTAAATATAAACTCTTTTAAAGGAACACTATGCAAATACAAAACATACTAGCTGAACGTGGTAACAACTATGGTGAATTCGAACAACACGCTCGCATCACTCAAGCTATGAAAGATGCTATGAAAGTTGAATCTTTAGGCAAGTATCCAGAACTTCAGGATTATATGAAAGAAGCACTAGAAATGATTTGCCATAAGATTGGTCGTATAGTTAATGGCAATCCATACTATCTTGATAATTGGAGGGACCTTGTAGGGTATTCCCAACTAGTTATAGATATAGTTAGTAAGACAGAAGGTGCCACTGATAGTAGAGTAGTGAAACAACATGTAGTAAATGGTAAATTAGTTGACATATCCTGAAATATCCAGTATAATTAGATAAAAAAGGATATATACATGGCAAAAGGTTATTTTAAATGGGAAACTCCATCTACTTCCTTAACATACAATAGTTGGCGTTCTATGCGTAATAGGTGCTTGCATAATAATGCGAATAGTAAACACTATAAATTAAAAGGAATAACTATCTGTGATGAATGGGTAGATAATTTTGATAAGTTTGTAGAAGACATGGGTGAACGTCCAGAAGGTACATCACTAGATAGGATTGACCCGAATGGAAATTATGAACCATCTAACTGTAGATGGGCTACTGACCGTGAGCAGCAAAACAATAAAAATTTATCTACCGCTATTATCCATAATGGAGAATCCCATACAATAGCTGAATGGGCATATATTTTAGACCTTTCACCTACTGAGTTAGCTAGAGCCTATAAACGATACTCATGCTACAATGCATCAACATTTGAAGAATTATTCTATGACGGAAGCTTACTAGCTAAGCGAACAGCAGAGAGAGTAAATGAGTGCTTAATCTGTGGACGAATAGAGTCTATTAAATGGAGAAAAGATGGAAAACTATGTAATACTTGTTACCATAAGGCACTGCGTTGGAGTAAGAAACAAAATATAAATATAGAGGAGTTTCCTGAATGGAAAAACAAATTTTAAAGGACACAAATGGAAATTGAGCTAATACCACCAATGGATGAAGTATCATCTGTATGGGATAAAGAAGTACCTATCGTTAGAGAAGGTCGTACTTGGCATTGTTACATAACATCTAACATATCCAACCCAGGCACCTACAACGAACTCTGTTACCTTCTTGACAATGCGTACCCTTGTGACCAAATCCACCTTCACATTAACACCCCTGGTGGTGTAATTGATTCTGCCTTCAAGATAATCTACTCACTCAACAATACCAATGCTCAAACTACAGCAATCCTTACTGGAACTGTTGCTTCAGCTGGTACTATGATAGCGTTATCTTGCCATGACATTGAAATTGCGCCATTCACTCAGTTTATGGTACATAACTACTCTGGTGGAACTGCTGGCAAAGGTCACGAAGTTAGAGACTACGTTAAGTTCTCTGACAAGCAACTCAACAAAGCATTCTCAACAATCTACAAAGGCTTCCTAACTCCACAAGAGATTCACGATGTAATCGAAGGCAAAGACATATGGATGGATGATGAAGAGGTTATGGAGCGTTGGAGAGCTATGAAAGGTCAACAATGCAGTACAAGTGCTTAGACACCAACATTCTCCTACTAGACGCATACAACCTTATCAACCTTGGCAAAGATGGCTCAACCATAGTCATCCCTGCCACAGTCCTAGATGAAATTGACTCTAAGAAATCTGGTACATCTGAAGTTGCATATCAAGCTAGACAAGTAGGTCGTCTATTATCTAAAGCTGTATCAACATCAACACGAAATGACAGTTACCTTGGCTTCGTCTTAGAACTTGAACTAGATTCAGTAAAATTAATGATTATCTCTCCAACAAGATACCCATCATTCTCTGAACATGACTCTAGCATAGTTCGTGACAGACAAATAATCTACACAGCTTCACTCTTAGCAAGAGACAATAACGTAACATTCATATCCAATGATGTTATGTGTCGCATAAGAGCTCAAGCAGAAGGTCTAGCAGCCTCAGATTTGAAACTTGTAGATAATGTTGACATTGAGTTCACTAAAACACTAAGCGTCAATTCTGAGCTATTCTCGAAGCTACATAACCTATCTATCCTCGAAGCAGACCCTGACTATGAAATCTACAACTATAATTACATCTTTGTAGATGCAGTTACTGCTCAGACCAAGTTAGGTACAGTGGCTAATGGCTTCATCACTATTCTTGGCAAAGAAACTGAAAAGGAACTTCGCATCCAAGACTTGAATCCTATCAATGCTGGACAACTATTTCTATCTCGAGCCATTCAAGACCAGTCTATTGACATCGTAGTCTGTAACTCTTCAGCTGGAACAGGTAAAACTGCTATAGCCTTATCAAACGCTATTAAACTAGTTAGAGACATTAAAACTCCATACGAGTCAATCCACTACATCCGAGCTTCAATAGATGATGTTGACAAAGCAGAAGAAATTGGCTTTCTCTCAGGTAATGAAGAAAAACTAGCAGTCTACCTACATCCACTAGAAGACACTCTTGACTTCATAGCCCGTAATCGACTAAAAGATTCTAAAGTTAAAGGTGAGGAACTTGAGCTAAAAGTCCTTGAAACCATCGAGAAGCTTCGTAAGCAATGTAGCATTAACTCTATGATTGGTCTTGGTATGCGAGGGCGTACTTTCACTAACACAGTAGCTATCATAGATGAAGCTCAGAACATGTCCAAGTCTTCTCTCCAGAAAGTCTTGACTCGTTTTGGCAAAGGTTGTAAGATTATCATCATTGGTTCTAACAACCAGATTGATAATGCCTACCTTAACAAGTATACTAATGGACTATCTACCATCCTAGATGCTTGTACCAAAACCCATGACTCAGTAAAGCTCTCAGCAGTATATCTACCTAAAGTAGTTAGAAGCTCCATAGCAGAGTTTGCTGAGAACCTATTCACAGAAAGGAAGTAAATGGAAAACCCAATAAAAATGATTTACCAGTTCAATCTACAAGCTGGCTTACTAGACAATGGCTACAATGACTTCCTCGAATCATCCATGCTAGTTGAAGAAGCTATCGAAGGGTTTGATGACTTAGAATATCTAGCAGTTCGGCTTGCAGGTGATTCACCCGAGACTATCCCTAGTCCACTTAAAGCTCGTGATGTATCTCGTCAAATTATAGCATTAGCCGAAATGGACTCTAAACCAACTTCTATTCCTGACGTTGATCGACTAGACAAAGCTTGTGATGCTGTCATCATAGCATTAGGTTCTATCTTCAAGCTAGGCCTAACCCCAGCACAAGCTACACGAGCCTTAAACATTGTAATGCGTCATAACTTCAAGAAGCTATCTATGCCTAAAGACGAATACGGTAAGCTAACTAAACCAGCTGACTTCGTTGGACCAGAAGCTGCCCTACAAGCATTGTTGGATGAACGCTAATGGAAGCATTACTAATAGGCATTGCAGCAGCGTTTAACTTCTTAATCATTAAATGGAAGATAGAAAAACAACGTTACTCCGATGCTCTGTTAGATGCTATTATTCTTGCTACATTATCCCTCATCTTCGGTGGTACACTAGGTGGCATGATAATAGCTACTATAGGCTCAGCAGTAGTTAGTATATCTCTATTTCTTAGTCCACCTAAACTACCAGCAATCTCTTCAAGCTACATCTCTGATTTTCTTGAAGAGTTAAAAAGGAGGACTGCTCGTGGACCTAAAAAGTAAACTAGCTGTAGTTGCAATGACACCATTGCTAATTGCACTTGCAATAGGTACTATGATATTATCTTATGTCCTAGTACCTTTAATAATTGTCAGTGCCTTTGCTTTACTATCCTATACGATAGTTAAAGTTAACAAAGAGAGGGAAGATTAATACTTCCCTCCTATCATATCAGCAGTAGCTGGTGTTACCACATTCCATATATGGTCTAATGGACTAATACCAATACTATTCCAACTTCTACTCACCACTGATTGGTCGTAGATATCATCAATACCAACTCCCATCCACTCTTGAGCTAGTATATATAACAATGCTCTTATAGGATGTTCCTTACCTTGCTGTGCTATAGCTCTCTGTACTCTCTTAGCATACTTGGTAAACATCATTAATCCCATCTGGTTAAACCATTCTTCTATCGCAGTAGCTGGCTTGTTATAGTTAACGAAAGCATCTAATATAACTTGCATTCTCCGCTCTTTACTTATGCCTCTTTCTTTCATTAATTGATTCTGAGTTGCTCTTGCTACAAAGTCACTGTATTGTGTAGCTTGTGTCATCAACTTAAAATAACCTGTCTTCTCTGTAAGATACAACCAATTAACACCATCCCTAACAAATGTTGGTAACCCACTCATTTTCTTATCAAACCATCTACTTACTCTATTGCTACTCTCAAAGTCTGCCTTGCCTATATCCTCAATAATAGCTTGATACATACCAGCTTCCATTATCTCATGAACTGGATTGTCTCTTAGCTTTTTCTCTAAGCCTTTAATTCTACTTTCCATCTTCAATAGTTTAGCGTTTCTTAACTCTTCAGAAACATTCAAGTACTCTCTTAGCCATCTAGCGTTCTCAACCTGTAATCTAATAACCTTTACTACATTTCCACCACTCACTACAGTATACATAACATTACTTATTATGTTACCTATCAATACGCTAGGTATCCTAATAATTATGTTTACCTTAGCTATCTTAACAAACTCTTGCCATAGCATCTCAGCCATCTTTATAACAGCCTTGATTTGCCCGTTACTTAACCTAATACCACCTATCCTTAAATTAGTTATACTAGCATGTCTAAATCCGAAGTAGTTAAGCAACATATCTCTTCTCACAGCTATATAACCAAACTTGCTGTTCTTTATATGTTCTTTCATATTATCTGGCAATAACTGGTATATCTCGTTAACCATCTCATTAGTTGAGTTCTTCTCTATCTTGATATACTCCATGTTATTATTACCTAACAAGCTACCTTCAACATAATTATCTTCCATGTCTTTCAGTATCACCTTCAACACTTCATCATTATGCTTCTTTGTCTCTGCCTTATCTATCACACTACCATGACTTCTAGCTATAACATTATCGATTCTAGTATCTTGCCCTAGCAATTCTCTTTTCTCTGCCTTGCTCATCATATATCTATAATCAACAACCTTACCAGCACTATTAATCACTGGTGATATATGACTATCTTCCTCACTCTTATAAACACCATCTTTCATAGCCTTCGCCACAGCCAATCTCTTTCTATTTAACTTCTTATTACTGTACTTAGCTCTTTCCAATTCTGCTATCTGATTATCTTTATTCATAAAAGCTAAATCAGTCACAGATGTACCTCTCTTGACCATATTTGTCAATCTTGTAGCTGACCTATAATAACTACTAGCTGTAAAGCTTTTCGTCTTATATAGCCCCATTGGAACGCTTGTCAAGTCACCATCAACCTTATCCAATGGCTTAACCAATTCATATCCTTGCTCTTCCATACTTACTCTATCTGCAAGTGGTTTAACTATGATACTTATTGTATCGTCAAATATCTCTTTGCTGTAGCCTTTAATCATCTGTCTCTGACTACCAAACAACTTCTCTTTTGACTCCTCCACAAACCTCTCGTGCATCTCTACTACGAACTTTACACCTTTACTATCACTTCTAAGCATCTTCGCCATAGATGACCTACTACCTCTCTTGCTAAGCTTCACAGCATACAATGTAGCTAACTTGTCAATAGCTTTTACTGTATCTTCATTAGCGTCTATCATCCCATCTAGCAGTACACCATCTGCTATGTTCTTTGCATTTAGGTTCTGTGCTATACCAGCATATCCTGTTACCATATACTTACCTAGCCCATATGCTTGCTGGTCATACCAGTTACCATACTCACCATTTAGCTGCTTCTTTACTTTAGCTATTTCACTATCCAATCTATCATCATTATCAATTATCTCAGCCAACTCTTCAACACTGTACTCACCATAGATACTCTGTAAATCTACATCAACTACCATCTCTGTTAGTGTTTCTTTCTCTGTATCTGTTAGTTTTCTATCAAACGCTTCTACTATAGCTTTTCTTACAGTGCCTTCCATACTTCTAGCACCTTGGTCTATCATATCTGACATCATACCTAGCTTTTCTATTATTCTCTCTAATGCATCTGGGGTGCCTATGTCTCTCAACACATTCTGCAACCAACCCTCTGGCTTCATAAAGAAAGCTGACAATATCATGCTTCTATATGGCTTCATGTCATCTCGTAATAACAACTGAGGTATATATTTCACATACCACTTAGCCAATTCCAACCTACTTGCATTTACAGGTGCTTGCTCGACTGGAACTCCTTCCTTAGATGCTTTGACTAGTACTTTACCAATAGCACTAGCTACTGTATTATCAGCCTTATCCAGTATACTTCCCATGTACTGTAATAAGCTATTCTTCTCTTCTATCTTCTTTACAGCTCTGTTGTTATACTCCATCAAGTTAAATGTTAGTACCATCATTGCGTCTTGTAAAGTTTCACCATCCTTCACATCTCTGTTTCTAAATGTGACTATGTCTAAGACCTTTCTAACTAGCTCTACTAGTCTATCTAGTAATGTCTCAGCTTCTTTCTCTTTGACATACTTGCTATCTAGTAGTTTCATAAACTTCTCATTCGTCATGCTATAAGCTATAAACTCTGCTAAGTTATTCTCACTTTCAAACACATATTCCCATTTACCTTCTGGCAATTCTTCTTTACTTATCTGCTTCTTAGCTGTATCCTGTATTCTCTGTATCTGTGCTAATACTCTCTTAGCTTCTATGTCTTTACTCATCATTGCGTAAGCTGTGAAAGCATGTATAACCTCATGCACATACACTTCTTGCCCACTCATCTCACTATCTGTTCTTGGACCTTTACTAATTGCTAAGCTTATCTTCTTAGCAGCTACACTTAGTTGTCCTTTGTTTCTCTCTGCATTACTAGCTAGGTATACTCTCATCTTAGGTAAGAAATCAGTATTAACCATCTGTAGTAGTCCTCTAAGATGTGCTTGATGTACTCTGCTATCTTCAGCACTCTCAGTGCCTATCTTATCAAACAAGTCTACCATACCCTCAGTGCTCTCTAAAGCTCCTTCCATCAATCTACCAGTGTCTACCATACTATCATTCATCTCGTTACGATATACACCTAGCATCTGATACAGCCCTTGTATCTGACTTGTTACAACATATGTACCTTTTCTAGATTTCTCACTCTTATTCTTTCCACCGATAAATCTATACTGTCCACTCTCAGTATGTACAATTATCTCTTCTCCGCCATTCTTAACCTCAACATCTTCTATCTTCAAGAACTTAACGTCAGCCACTCTTGTACTGCCATTAAAGTTAACACCTAACGTTGGTCCAAGATTTCTCTTTGCTTCTGCACTTAACCACTCATCTATATAGTCTGGTTCGTTACCTAGTACTGTGCCTTCACCTTCAATCTCTATCTTACTTCCTGGCAATGACATATGCTCAACACTTGCACCACTAGCTATCATCTCTGCCTTATTAGCATCTACTATCTCTTTAGCTTGCTTCAATATATTTACAGCGTCTTCCAGTTTGTCATCGTTCAATTTACTAGCCATCTCTAGTGCCTGTTCGATAGGACTAACACCATTTACAGTTAAGTCCCATGAAGCTTTCTGGTAGTCTCTAATAGCCTCATAAGCGTATCCTAGTCCTAGCATCTTAGCATCATGTATACCTAGACCTTTCTTAGTCTTTGCCATAATACTACCATCTGTCCAGTGTGTAAATATAACACCTGCACTTGTAGGTGCTTTAGCCCATACCTTGTAGATTGGACTAACCTTCACAGCTTTACCATCAATTTTACCATACTGTAACTTTCTCTCACCAGCCATCTTACCACTAGCTAAGATACTTGCCTTATCACTTGTACCTTCTGTATTAGCTGTTGTCATGCTTGGAAAGAATCCATTGTCTTGTGCTTCTTTCACTATCTTAGCTAGCTCTGCCTTAGTTGCTCCATTCTGATATGCTTCGTTATACTTCTTTGCAAATCTCTCACCAGCTATCTCATATACCTTATTCACAGCCTTTCTTACAGCCACTAACTCTGCATACTCTGTATTCAAGTACTTAGTAGTTGCTTTACCATACGTCTCACCTACAGCCACCTTTATAGCCTCGTGTAATCTGCTTAGCTTTCTGTCCTTTACAACAGCTGTGTTCTTAACCAATCCTTGTATATCATTCCAACTAAGAGCCTTAGCCATCTTTAGCTGTTTAACCTTGTACTGTATCTGCTTTACTTCTTTCTCTGAAGCTGTCTCTATCTGTTTCTCCAATTCCACTATAGCAGCATCTAGTAAAGCCTTAACATCCTTCTCTATATTCTTACCATCATTTATCATATCAAATGCTTTGTCAGCGTATATGTAACCTAGATTAGCTTCTATTGACCTATTACCAGCACCATAGTTAAATACCATCAATGGGTCTTTCATAAACTTTCTACCATCTTTAGTAGCATTACCTTTATTATCAACCAACTCAGGTATAAGCCACTTACCTGCCTCTGACACTTCCTTGCTAATATATTTGCCTACTTCCTTCGCACCAGTTTCATATGTGTCATTCACACCTTCTTGTCCAATATACTCACCAAATGATTCCTTATCAGTACCACCTAGCCATACTCCACCTTTAGCTAACCAGAACTTTACTTTGTCCATACTCATCACAGGAGTTGTCATTAAGCTTAGTATAAATCCACTCGTTACAGCATCTGCTTCTAGTGTCATATTAGTCTCAAAGCTATTCTCATTATACTTACCTAACTCTATCAATGCCATCAAAGCATGACTTGCATGGTCAGCATTCTTCAGTAACTGCACCAACTTAGCATTTGTCCAGTCTTTATTCTTCGCAGCCTGCACAGCCTCTTGCACATTTTTACTTTTCAATATACCATCAAAGTCTTTTACACTGTCTGCCAAGCTCTGTTTATCAATCTTACCCAACTCCTTGAACCCTTCTGAATCTACATCACCTTTAGTACCATCAAGTGCCTGTACAACAGCTAACTTAAACAAGTTCCTAGTCTCTTCATTATCTACAACCACAGTATCACCAACCCTGTTCATAGCAAATCTATGTAGTTTATCATTCTGTGGATTAAGTGTATTACTATCAATAAAGAATCTACCATTGCTACTAAAGAAGTAGTTAAAGAAGAATTCTCTACCTTTCAACCCTTCATAACCTTCTCTTAGTTTTCTAATTGATTCTTTAATCTGGTTATTAGCACTCTTTACTTTCTCTGCTGTATCTGGTCTCTTACCTATTTCACTCTCTGCACCTAGTATCTCTTCTAACACTCCAGCATCATCTAAAGCTACCAATCCATCTACTATCTCTTCATTAAACTCGTATGCTACATTGCTTTCTCTTAGCAGTACTTTCTGCTGTTCTTTAGGTATGTCACCTACATCTTCTCTTCTTCTAGTCTTGAACTCTTTAGCTGTTATCTTGCTAGTTCTAACATCCTTTGTATTATCTACAAACTCTGTCTCGTATTTCTTTAACACATCTTTTAGCTTACTAGCATTCTTCACATTGTTCTCAGCATTCTTCCCTATCCTAACAGTCTCTATTCTATCATACACTGTCTTCTCATCATACTGTCCTACAGCTTTGAACATCTCTTCAACTTGCTCTTTAGGTATCTCTGTCTTCTCTACTGTGCCATTAGCTACCATCACTTCTATTGCCATTGCACCCAACGTAGCTTCCAACTCTGCTTGTTCTCTAGCTGGTAGTTCTTCACTTACACCTATACCCATAGCTCTTCGTATATCAGCACCTAACCCAGCAGCTATAACTCTAAACCCTTTACCATACTCTCTTTGTATCTTTAAAGCTACTCCACCTACGTAGTTCTCGTTACTTAGTCCAAGTAATCCTGTCACATCTCTGTCTTGGATAAATTGTAACCCATTAACCTCTGTAGCTGTGAAATCTAGTATAGCTTTAGTCATTCCTTCTAGCACTCTATCTCTACCAGCCTCAGT